TGGAGAAGCCGTTCTATGAACGGTATCCTTCTAAATTCAAGGAGAAGGATGGGGCGCCAGTGTTTAAGGAAACAATTTTCACATCGGAATTAAATGAAAGGTATTTAGATGAAAATTATTTTCCATTGGTTATGCAAGTGAGTACATATCCTCGTTATAAAAATAAGAGAGAGATGGACCCCCAGGTTAAAATGTACCTGGATGAGAGTAATACAGAGATAAAGGATGGTTGGGGATTACCAACACCAAACCCAACAGCTGCGTTCATATCAATGGCTAAGTATGCGAAGGACATACTACCAATGACGGAAGAGCAAGTTAAGGCTATGAACAAAGCGTGGAGTTGGACGGAACGACAATTTGGACCTTATATGGGAGAATCATCTGTACGAAGTTTAGATGAAGTAAAGTTGACAATTGACATGACAACGTCATCAGGTTTTCCGTGGAATGTACACTATCCTAAGAAAGAGGATTTGTGGGAAAAATTTCCGGAGATTGATGAATGGTTGGAGCAAGATTGGAAAAGATTGGCAACTGACGACGACTGGACCACAGTATGGAAAAGTTCTCTCAAAGAAGAATTAAGAACTAAGGAGAAAATAGCTAAAAATTCTATAAGAACGTTTACGGCATCAGCAATAGATGCAACGGTACATGGAAATAGGTTATTTGGAGATATGAATGATAAGATGAATGCATCGTTTTTGCGCTCAGCTTCATGTATAGGAATGAGTCCTTTGAAAGGAAATTGGGATCAATTATATAGAAAATTAAAGGTTTTTGAGCATGGATATGCTCTAGACGAGAAAGAATATGATTCCTCCTTAAGGGCATTTCTTATGTGGGGATGTGCACAATTTCGTTGGAAAATGTTAAGAAAAGAAGATAAGACAGAGGAAAATAGGAAACGAATTAAAACTTTTTACAGAAATTTGGTAAATTCATTAATATTAACACCAGATGGTATATTAATAATGAAGCTTACAGGGAATCCATCGGGTTCACCAAATACAGTAAACGATAATACATTAATATTATATACATTAATGTCATATGCTTGGATTATAAACAATCCAGATAAAGAAAGTACATATACAGATTTTGAACTACACACAGCAAAGGCATTAGTTGGTGATGATAATACATGGACTGTATCAGACGAAGCACATAAGTTTTATAACGCGACAACAGTAATAGCAGCTTGGAAAGTATTGGGAGTAACAACAACAACAGACTCAATGGAACCAAGAATTGCAGAGGATTTAGATTTCTTATCAGCACACACGGTGTTTTTAAGGAATATGGCAGTACCAATTTATGAGAGATCAAAATTGATGACTTCATTGTTATATGCAAAGAG